GCCACCACAGGTTTACTAACTGGAGTAGGAGTACGTAAAGATGAAAACTAAAGAGCACACAGTAGAGTACACACCTATCGACTATCACTGCCTAGGGCACTCTCAGAAGGCCCGTGTGAAGAAGATGCAGGAACAGGGAATCTCTACTCCCTATGATGCCAAGAGCACACCACAGGAAGTAGAGGGTCATGTAGCTGAGAAGGTCTACGGATCTATTATGTTTGTGTCCTGAGGCCATCTCCATTCAGCATCAGAGGTAGACACTACAGTACACGCTGGCAACATAAGAATAACTAATGCCAGCATCCTATAACTCACAGTTATTACCTGTACAAGCTAACTGCTGGCTACCCTCAGTCATATCAGAGTCTTCGCTTACGTCCCAGTTAATCTGGGTAGGGAAGTCCTTCTGTAGTGACTTGAGGGTGGCCTTGTCCACAGTTTCATAAGGAGCCTGCTGGTACGTATGGTCTGAGTAAGGCAGGAACGAGATACCTGATACCTTATCAAACTTGTTGTACAGCCATTGGCCCACCTCTAGGAACTCATTATCACGGTAATAGCACGTCATAGATGGCTTGTGCTCACACCAGTAATCCTGATACATCTCCCATAACTCTAGCTGTTCTATTGCACCCATGTCTGAGGCTGTCACAGCGCCCTCTGGTGAGGCGATAGGGAAGCTGAATACCTTCGTACTGGGATTCATCATATCGTCCTCCACAGGCACTCCTGCGGCCTCTAGGACAGTACATAGAGGATCACGAGCGTCAGCACGTACTCTTCTAATATACTGAGGGCTAAAACGAGGATGGCACCCACTAGCACTATCGACCAACTGACTAACAGTGCCGCTAGGCTTAATCGCAGTAATTGCTGTAGACTGCTTGATACCCAACTTCTTAGCCCACTCCTTGTTAGTACTAATGGCCTCCTCACGCATCTCCGTAAGCCACTTCTTAAGTTTAACATTGTCTCCACGTCCTGATAACAAAGGATGATCCATGATGCCGGTAAGCGATACACCTAAGAGTGCCTCTTCTTCCGTATTAGTCTTCCAGATGGCCCTGAGATACCTAAAGTCTGTCAAGGTAGCCTGTAGTGTACCTAAGATAGCCGCAACACGAGTCTTCTTCTTGAGGGTGGCTAAGGTGTCCTGAGGTCTTACTACGACTTCTGACAGGTTGCAAAATTGATTAGGCCTCAGGATTATCTCAGAACATGGATTAGTTCCGAATTGGTACTCAGGGTCCCTACGTCCATTCTTAGCCGCTTGTTTCTGACTAGCGACACGAGAGAACATCCCACGTTCACCAGAGCGTGACTCGTACAAGCTAGTCCACTCGTTTAAGAAGGCCTCAAAGTCAGGCTTCTCTGTGTAGCAAGCAGAGTTATTCGCTAGACCCCTATGTGGATTATCAACCCACCATTGGCCTGTCTTAGCGCGTCTCAGGCGATCATCCGTTAGGTTAGAGAGTGAGATAAGGGCTGACCGACGTACTCCCCCGACAACAATACACGATGCTATTTTACAGCAAAGATCGTGACATTCAATGGAGCTAAGTTTTCTTCCAGCAGATCCTTGAAAGAGTTCTGTTGTAAATTTGAAGAGATCGACGAGAGGTTCTGGACCACTTGCACGACCTCCGAAAGTCGAGAGTGGGGCACCTGCATCGCGTACTCGACTAACGTCCCACCTTGGAAGCTGACCTGAATACAGCAGTGATACCAGTTCCCTAAACGATTTCGCCCATCCGATTTTCGAATCTGCAACATGGATAACTGTGTCTGTTTCATGGAACTCCTCGGCCACTTCTGGTAACTTCGTTACGTACTGTCGTTCTACTGAGTAACCTCCGCCTGTGCCACACAGAAGGATGTACATTAGCTCATCAAATGATCTAGGATTATCTATGGGCAAGTAAGCACAGTTAAACCCGGCTACGTTGTCTCGCTCTAAGGCCTTCCCAGCGGTCATCAGTGCTCGCATGGATGGCATTACCTCTAGATTAGTAATGGCCTCTGTGACTAATGAGACATCCTCACCCTTGAGGCTACCACGGTCTATCCAAAACTGTACGTAGCGATTAACTGTTTCTTCCCATGTCTCTCTACGCTTCTCCTCTGGCAGGTATCTAGCGTACCGTGACTTGTGTATGTATTGTTGATATGCGTCCATCTATTCTGTTACTCCTAGTGTCTCGTTAAGTATGGCTTGGGATGCTAACTGTAGTAACATGTGTACACCATCAGGGTACTGTTCATTAGATGCTACTTCAAACATCTCCCCGTCTTCGTACATTACTACTACTACTTTAGGACTCCTGTCCTCCTCTTCCATCAGCGCGGCTTTGGTTGCAAAGGCCGTAAGGAACTCTGTGGTTGTAATAGAGTCCTCCTCTGTACCACCTTTGCCAAAGTTACCTTCAACTACCTTCATTGTGACATCTCCTCTACTAACCAATTTAGATATACCTGCGCTTTCTTTAGGTCTTCTCTTCCATTCTTGTACTCGTAGCGCCAGAGGTACTTAAGGCAGTTACCCTTGAGGTAACCTTTGTACTCCTGAGGGTGCATAGATGCCTTGATTGCTTCGATGGCTTCGATGGCTCCTTTGTTGTAGTGGTCTGGTTGTGCTACTGGGTCGTGCCTCTTCTTTGTTACCTTGTCCCACTCAGAGGGGGTAGCTTCGTTTAGTCCGTTTAACTCACTCTTGGTATAGGTAGTCCATTCGTTATTCATAGACTTCTTCCTCTAGTTCCTCTGTAAACTGATCTAGCTTACGTAGTAGTTTATCTTCAAATCTGTCTAGAATCTCCTCGGATGAAATCTGTAGTGCCTCTAGTAGGTCGTCAGGGTCGTAGTGTTGCAACAGTCTCTCCTTAATTTCGTCTAGTGTCAGTGACATAATCGACTAACTCCTTTAGTGTATCTATATTATACCACAGAATGTTGTTCTTGTCACACCACTGTGCCATAGTATTCTTCGTGTTTTTACTCACTTTCTGATTAGGCTTCATCAGTACAAATATGAGTTCGTGTGTTTCTGGGATGCACTTAGCGATCGAACGATACTTTTGCGTGTCTCCTGATCGAAAGTATCCTTTGCATTCGATGAGGTAAGTTCGTCCACCGCGTTCGTACACAAAGTCTGGGGTGTACTTACGTTCGATTTTGTAGTCGATTTGCCACGGTTCGTAGCTAAAACCGTATGGTTGTAACTGTTTCGATACGTCATGTTCAAACCCTGATCTAAACTCATTAGGATATTTCTTGGACTTTCGGCTCATTTACCACCTCTGTTAAATATCTGGGACCACTTGAGTAGAGAAATGTACGCAAACCTGACCAACATACGTGTTTGTACTGGCAATAGGAGCAACCCACGGCTAACTTCTGGTTTCCACTTTTGCCGTCCGGAACGACTTCGTGACATACCTCTGGCCACACTGGTTGCTCCACTAGCTTTTTTACGCGTTCAATGTGCTCCTCAATGTCGTAGCCTATCTTAGCGTGTACAGGAGCCTGCGTGTCATCTGCGTCGTACATGAGGTACGTCAGGTGACCATTCTGTTTATCCATGGCTAACCAGCCAAACGTGCTTTCCCCCTCAGAATGCGCGTAACCTTTAATCTGAGCGACGTATCCGAATGGATCATCAAAAGCAAGAGTTCCATCTTTGAATTTCTTAAACCCAAAAGTGGAAGTACTCTTAACATCAGTGACAATACCGTCAATTTTACAGTCCATAGAACCTGAGATGCCAGCAACTTCACATTTCTTTTGTTCATCTGTAACCTCGTGTCCTGAGAGTCTAGTGAGAAACAACAGCATCTCTTCGATCAAGTGTCCGTACATAAACTTGACGTAGGTATTAGGAGTCATATCCTCCTGTACATCAGAGTTGTTTACAGCGTTCCAGAGGTAGCGATCATCTCGCCCGATGTTGGACATACGTAGCTTACGTCCATCACGTTTCTCAGTGAACAATGTAGACATGAGTTTCTTACAGTTCTCCCCGAACTTATCTATCTCTTCGTAGAGGTCCACGTCCTCCGGTATTTCCTTAGTAGCAACCACCTTATAGATGTCATCTACTAATGTGTAAATGTCCTTCATTCAAACTCCTCCATAGTACCCCTAATCATAAGTTTAGCAAAAGCTGGGTCACACTTAAACCACTCGTTCTTCCTAGCGTCTGAACACTCCGTCAGTATCTCGTGTGCCGCTTGCTCTGCCGCCCTACGGTCACTAACGCTCCAGCTATAGTACAACGCGTAGTCTCTGTAAGGTGAGGAAGTCTGGTAGTTACTCAGGCGGTCCTCTGCGTCAATAGCCATACCTACCTTGATCCACTCTGGGAAGCTCTCGTTAACGATGATGTACACTTGCCCTTCCTTGGAGCTATTGTACTTCTCTAGACTACTAAAGGCCGCGTCTTCAAAGTTCTTATACTTGCCTGCCTTGTACAGTGGGTGTGTCTGTACGATGTACTTACCGTTGACGTACATGCGTTCACTGTTGCGCCTACGTACAGCGTCAGGACCATTTTTTTGATACTTACCTTCTGCCTTAGTGTAAATCATTTGTTATCCTCAGTGGGTTTCTGCCCATGTGTCTCCGACTTGATACTCTCCGTCGAGGGGGCATCTAAGGTCGAATGATATACCCGCCGCCTTGATGCACTCGACCGCGAGCCAGCCAAACTTCCCTGCTTGTTTTGGATTAACCTCCGTTTGTATCTCATCG